GATGAAGTTTTAATCCTCCTGAGGAAATGATGGAAGAAGGAAACTTTGAAAAGATTGAAAAGACTATTGATGTTTGGTACGAAGGTATCATGGTTATGGGTACTAATATTCTTTTAAAATGGGACCTTTCTGCTAATATGGTTAGACCAAAATCTTCTTCTCAGCATGCAATACCTAATTATGTTGCTGCAGCACCTCGTATGTACAAAGGGGCTATTGAGTCTTTAGTAAGAAGAATGATACCATTTGCTGATTTAATTCAGCTTACCCACTTAAAGCTACAACAAGTAATTAATAGAACAGTTCCTGATGGGGTGTTTATTGATGCTGATGGTCTTAATGAGGTTGATTTAGGTACTGGGGCGGCATATAATCCTGAGGATGCTTTGAGGCTTTATTTCCAAACAGGTTCTGTTATTGGTAGAAGTTATACGCAAGACGGAGATTTTAATAATGCTAGAGTTCCTATTACTCAATTAAATTCTAGTTCAGGAGCTGCTAAGACACAAATGCTTATTGCGAATTATAATCATTACATGGATATGATTCGTTCTGTGACCGGTTTAAACGAAGCAAGAGATGGCTCTATGCCTGATCCTAATTCATTAGTTGGTGTTCAGAAGTTAGCTGCTTTAAATTCAAACACAGCTACTAGACATATTTTAGAAGGAAGTTTATTTATTTACAGAACATTAGCCGAAGCGCTAACTTATAGAATTGCAGATATATTAGAGTATTCTGATTTTAAAGATGATTTTGTTAATAAAATAGGTAGGTTTAATGTGTCTATATTAAATGAAATTAAAGATTTGTACATTTACGACTTCGGTATATTTATTGAAGTAGCACCTGATGAAGAACAAAAAGCACAACTTGAATCAAATGTTCAAATGGCTTTATCTAAAGGAGATATCAATCTTGAAGATGCTATTGATATTCGTGAAATTAAAAATCTTAAGCTTGCTAATCAGCTTCTTAAGATGAAACGAATTAAAAAACAAGATCGTCAGGAGCAAATGGAAATGCAGAAGCAAGCCATGATGTCTCAACAACAATTACAGTCACAAGAAATGGCTGGTCAGATGGCTCTTCAGAAAATACAAACTGAACTTCAGAGTAAAATGCAGTTAAAGCAAGCAGAAGTTGCATTTCAAATACAGTTATTAAATGCTGAGGCAGAGATGAAATCTAAGTTAATGGCTGAAGAATTTAATTATAGTCAGCAATTAAGAGGTATTGAGGTTGAAAGCCTTAGTGCTAGAGAGAAAGATAAAGAAGACGCTAAAGATAAAAGAGTAAGCTTGCAAAATACTCAGCAATCTAAGTTAATAGATCAAAGGAAAAATAACTTGGCGCCATTGAATTTTGAGTCAAATGAAGATAGTTTAGATGGGTTTGACTTAGGTGAGTTTGATCCTCGTTAAAAATTAAAAAAAAAGTTATAGATTTGTAACAAATTAAATTTAATCAAATGAATAATATCAAAGTAAGATTACTAGACGATGCTGAACAAAAAAGTACAGCTCAAGTGGAACAAGAGTTATTAAACCAACACGAAGAGCAATTTGAGCAAAGACAAAACATTGTTCTTGAAGATCAAGAGCAGGAGCAAGAAATTATTGTTGAGCAAAAAGAATTAAGTGAACAAGAAGTTCTTTCTTATCTTGGAAAAAGATATAATAAAGAGATTAGTTCTTTTGATGAATTGGTTTCTGAAAGAAGAGACAACGAAGAATTGCCGGAAGATGTTTCTGTGTATTTAAAGTACAAGAAAGAAACAGGTAGAGGATTTGATGATTTTATTAAATTAAATAAAGATTATGATTCTATTGATTCTGAGTCTTTATTAAAAGACTATCTTACATTGACACAAGAAGGTCTTGATGCAGAAGACATCGATACTTTGATGGATAGTTATAGATACGACGAAGATGTTGACGATGAGTCAGTTATTCGTAAGATTAAATTAGAAACAAAAAAGGCTGTTGCTGAAGCTAAAAAGTTTTTCAATAATCAAAAAGAAACATACAGAGTGCCGCTTGAGTCAAGCAAACCGCTCGTTTCTGAAGATGAAATGGAAACATATGAAAGCTATAAGCAATATACTAAGCAAGCTAAGACCTTGGAAGAAGAGAATGAAAGAAAGAGAAGTTGGTTCAATCAAAAGACTGACGAAGTTTTTAACGAAGAGTTCAAAGGTTTTGAGTTCAACGTTAATGATAAAAAAATTACTTTCAATCCAGGTGATACTGTTGAGCTTAAGAAAACACAAGCTACTCCATTAAACTTTATAAATAAGTTTTTAGATGAGCAAGGTTTAATTAAAGATGCAACAGGATACCACAAGTCTTTAGCTGTGGCTATGAATCCTGAGAAGTTTGCCAAGTTCTTTTACGAACAAGGACAATCAGATGCTACTGAAGGAACGATGAGGAATATTAAGAATATTCAAATGTCTGAAAGAAGAGCACCTGAGGTAACAAAATCATCGGATGGTATTCAGGTAAAAGCGATGAATCCTGATTCGGGTAGAGGCCTTAAAATTCGCAGTATAAAACGAGTGTAAAATTTAAAATCAAACAAAATGGCGAGTGCTTTATTAAACAATCCTACTTATGCATTACAACCGGCAGCGGAGCAAGTAGCATTACAAACAAACTACATTACTAACTTCAACTTCTTAAACCAGTATCTTCCTGATACTTACGAGAAAGAATTTGAGCGTTATGGTAATAGAACCATCGCATCATTCTTAAGAATGGTAGGTGCTGAGATGCCTTCTAATTCTGACCAAATCAAATGGGCAGAACAAGGTCGTCTACACATTAAATATACTAACTGTACGTCTGCTGCTGCGGCTACATCTGCAACTGCAACTTTTACTGTTGCTGATTCAGGTGTTACTTACATCGCGATTAGAGTTGGTCAAACGGTTATGATTCAGAACAACGCGTCAGGTGTTTTCAACAAAGGAGTTGTTACTGCTGTTCCTTCTGCAACTACTTTTACAGTAGCTTACTACGAAGCAGCTGGACAATCTTTTGCAGTGTCTACAGCTTGTACTGTATTCATTTATGGTTCTGAGTTCAAAAAAGGAACTAACGGAATGGTTGGTTCATTAGAGTCAGAAGATGACATCTTTAGTAATAACCCAATTATCATCAAAGATAAGTATTCAGTAAATGGGTCTGATATGGCTCAAATTGGATGGGTAGAAGTTACTACTGAGAATGGTGCTACAGGTTACTTATGGTACTTGAAATCAGAACACGAAACTCGTTTACGTTTCGAAGATTACTTAGAAACAGCTATGATTGAAGCTGTACCTGCTGCGGCTGGTTCAGGTGCTAAAACAGCTGGATTGATGGGATCTGAAGGTATCTTCTATGTTGTAAACAACAGAGGTAATGTTTGGGGTGGTGGTACACCAACTAGTTTATCTGATTGGGATTCTATCGTTTCTCGTTTAGACAAGCAAGGTGCTATCGAAGAAAATGCTTTATTTGTTAACCGTGGATTGTCTTTTGATATCGACAACATGTTAGCTACATTAAACGGATACACTTCAGGTGGTGTTGCTCAGTCTGCATCATTCGGTTTATTCGACAACGATGTTGATATGGCATTAAACTTAGGTTTCACAGGATTCCGTAGAGGTTACGATTTCTACAAATCTGACTGGAAATACTTAAACGATCCAACAATGCGTGGAGGTTTAAATACTACTGCTGCAACTGCAACTGGTACTATTACAGGTTTAATGGTTCCTGCTGGATCTACTTCAGTTTATGACCAAATCATGGGTAAAAACGCTAAGAGACCATTCTTACACGTTAGATACCGTGCTTCTGAAACAGAAGATAGACGTTACAAAACTTGGATTACAGGTTCTGCTGGTGGTGCTGCTACAAGCGACTTGGATGCAATGGAGGTTAACTTCTTATCTGAGAGATGTGTATGTACTTTAGGTGCAAATAACTTCGTATTATTCCGTTTCGGATAGTATATAGATAAAATATCACAGAGGGGTATTAATGTCTCTCTGTGTATTTTTTATTAAAAAAAAATTAAATCAAATTAAATATTTATAAAATGGCAAAAATTAAGTCAACAGACAAAATATATAAGTTAAAGTCAGGTAATCCACTTTCTTATAGTTTAGCATCAAGAAATCATTCTCGTTTCCCTTTAATGTGGTGGGACGAAAGTAAAAACCAAAACAGACCACTTAGATACGCTATTAATCAGAAATCTCCTTTTGAGGATGAACAAGATGGAAATGCTATTATGGAGCCAATTATCTTTGAAGATGGTTTTTTAAGTGTTCCTAAAACAAATCCAGTTCTACAAGAGTTCTTACATTATCATCCATTAAATGGATTGATATTTATTGAAGTAGATGAAGACAAAGAAGCTGGTGAAGAGGTTTTGGATATGAATATCGAAATTGATGCGTTAATTGCGGCTAGAGGTTTAGGAGTAGACCAAATTGAAACTCTAACTAGAGTTATGTTTGGAAAAGATCCTTCTTTAGTTTCTACAGATATACTAAGAAGAGATATTTTAGTATTTGCAAAAACAGAGCCAGTAGAGTTCTTGAATATTCTAAACGATCCTGAATTACAGTTTCAATCAAAAATTCATTTATTCTTTGAAAAAAGATTATTGTCTTTAAGAAACAACGACAAAGAAGTTTGGTTTAGTACCGCAACTAATAAAAAGAAGATGGTGTCAATTCCATTTGGAGAAGACCCTTATGATGTAGCAAAGCACTTTTTAATGAGTGACGAAGGTATTGATTCATTGAAAATGTTGGAAGCACATTTAACAGAATAATTATTTTCTTTTTTTTACTAATAGAAATGGGACACGTAATGTGTCCTTTTTTTTTATGTATATTTGTAAAAAAGATTTAAAATGATAAACGAAGTTAGAAATACAGTACTATCTGTTCTAAACAAGAACAACTACGGATACATTTCTCCATCAGACTTCAATTTGTTTGCAGAAAATGCACAGATGGAATTGTTTGAAGAGTATTTTTCAAATTATAACAAGGCTATAAACATGGAGAATTCTCGTATGGCTGGTAGTGATTATGCTGAGATTGAAGGGCCTATTGCTGAAACATTAGAGGGTTTTTTAGTTACGGACTTCTTACTGAATAGTGCAAGTTCTCCTTTACTTCCAAGCAGTAATTCTTTTTTCACACCCTCACTTGTTACTACAGGAAGTACAGCATATTACATACTAAAAATGCTTTGTCATACAAAGGTTATTAATGCTGGAACCAATAGCAGTGTAGTAGTTAATTCTCTGATATCGTCTTTAGGTCAGTTTACGACTTTAGGTATTTTGCCTGGAGATATAGTAGTGAATGTAAATACAAAGAAAACTGCAAAAGTTGTTGTAGTATCTTCAAATACAGAGATAATATTGGATACTGATATATTTTTAACAACTCCAGTAAATTATCTTATAATTTCTCAAGAATCAAAAGAAGCTGAAAAGGTAAGTGTTGGTAAAATAGGACTGCTTAATAGTTCTTTACTAACTCAACCAAGTAATATTTTTCCAGCATATACACTAGAGGGTGGTCTTATTAGTCTTTATCCAAAAACAATAAACCAATTTGGACAAGTTGAGTCTACTTATTTTAGACATCCTAAAGTTCCTAAGTGGACATTTATTACAATAGCTAGTGGAACTCCTGTTTTTGACCAATCGCAGTCTGATTATCAGGACTTTGAACTTCCTTATGAAGATATTTATAGGTTAACTACAAAAATACTTCAGTATGCAGGTATATCAATAAGAGAGTCAGAGGTAGCTCAGTATGGAATGATTCAAGAGCAGCAACAAAATCAATAATAAAAAAAACTATAAATGGCGTATTTATCACAATATCAATATTACGACAATGATGGAAACCAACCTGAAAATGCAAATTGGGGATCATATCAATATGTAAGTTTACAAGACATCGTAAATAACTATTCACTAATGTATTCAGGTAATCATTCGTTAGTAAATAATGAGGAAAAATATAAGATTATATTTCATGCAAAAAGAGCAATACAAGAGCTTAATTATGACGCTTTTAAAGAAATAAAAGTGCTAGAGCTTACCGTTGCTGATAGCTTAAGATTTGTATTGCCTTCTGATTTTGTGAATTGGGTTCGTATATCTATGTATAAAAATGGATGGTTAAGACCATTGACTGAGAATATTCAGACATTATCATCAAGAGCTTATCTTCAGGACCAAGATGGAGGAATACTATTTGACCAAAATGGAAACATTCTTGAGCCACAATATTCAGAGATTGATTTTGATAGATTAACAAAGAAAAAGAAAAGCATATACCTAAATAAAGGAAATCAGTTTGATGGAATGGAAGGGTGGAACCACGATGGGATGTGGTATTTTGATACTAGATTTGGATTAAATACTGAGACAGCAAATGCAAATCCTACTTTTAATATTGACAAAAAAGCTGGTGTTATTAATTTTGATTCAGGAATGTCAGGAGAGTCTTGTATTCTTGAATATGTTTCTGACGGAATGGAAAGCGGAGATGACTCTTTAATTAGTGTAAATAAGTTGTTTGAAAAATACATATACGCGTATATTACTTACGAGATATTAAATGCAAAATTTGGTGTTCAAGAATATGTTGTGACTCGGGCAAGAAAAGAAAAAACAGCGTTATTAAGAAATGCAAAAATAAGAATTAGTAACATTCATCCAGGAAGACTTTTAATGAATTTAAGAGGAATGGACAAGATAATAAAATAGTATGGACATAACAAGAAATTTTATAGCAGGAAGAATGAATAAAATCGTTGACCAACGATTGCTTCCTGATGGAGAATATATTGATGCTATGAATATCAGAATGGGTTCTACTGAAAATTCTGAAGTAGGTGTTATAGAAAATACTAAAGGAAATATCAATTTAACTACATTATCTTATATTGACGGGACTTTATTAAGTGTAAATGCTAAATGTATTGGTGCGATAGAAGATAGCGCTAGAGAGACTGTATATTGGTTTGTACATGATCCTACTTTTGCTTTTACTGCAGCAGGTGTAAATCCAAGTAAAAAACTAGATTTAATTCTTTCTTATAATGTTTATTCAAATATACTTAAATATCACATAATCAGTATAAATGATGGAACTGACTTAAAGACAACGTTGAATTTCAATCCTTCGTATTTAATTACTGGTGTAGATATAATAGAAGACTTATTGTTTTTTACAGATGATTACAATGCTCCTAGAGTAATAAATGTTTCTAAGAACTATTCAAATCCTGTACTTAATATAGACCAATTTAGTAACGAATCAATTCTTGTTATTAAAAAACCTCCGGTAGAATCTCCTTCAGTTCAGTTGATTACAACTGCTGGACAAGAGAATTACTTAGAAGAGAGATTTATTTGTTTTGCTTATAGGTATGAATATGAGAATGGAGAATACTCAGCTACCTCTCAGTGGTCTGATGTTGCATTTACTCCAAGACCTTTTGAGTTTAGTTTAAACAGCATGCTAAATGAAGGTATGACTAATTTTGTAAATACAGCATTAGTCAGTTATGATTCAGGAAGTAATTTAGTGATTGGTATAGATTTGTTATTTAAGCAATCTAATAATAATATTATTAAAATAATTGAAAAAATAAACAAAGCTGACTTAGGCCTTTCAGACAACCAAGTATATCAATTCTCTTTTAATAATAGTAAGATATTTACAATACTAAATGAAGCTGAGATATTGAGGCTTTATGATAATGTTCCCCGTTTTGCAAAAGCACAAACAATTATGGGGAATAGACTTATGTATGGAAATTACGTAGAAGGATATGATTTAATAACAAAAACAGGTCAGCCAATAAAACTAGAATATAGAGCGAACTTAATAACTACTTCAATAGGAAATATTGATGTACCTGATTCTTTTACATCTGGAAATTACCAAGTAAATGGACTGAGGTCAATACCTAATTCTATTGTTTATATGGATTTAAGTGGATTATCATTAGTAGCTGGATCTTTTATAAGTTTAACTATTACTTTTACACATAATTCATTTTCAGGATCAACTCCGTTTCCATCTGAAACTACTGATAACATACAAGTATCTTTTGATTTTTTCTTAAACACAAATTATACATCTGTATATCAGATGGCTACAAGTACTGAGTTTCAAGAAGCAGTAGGTGTTGCTACAAATATACTCCCGGTATATAGTGCCACTCCTGGTGTTGAAACATCTTGTGATGGTATTACTTTTACTGATGCTATTAATTGTATCTTACCAAATAATTTAGATGCATTACAAAAAGTAGCTAGCGGAATATCATCTATCAATCAACCTATTTCTATTATAACTACTCCAGTTAGTAATTCCATAGGACTACAGCTTTGTGCAATGAAATATGTTGATAATCCAGCAACCCCTACGTCTACTGTTTTTGAGTATTATGAAATTACTTTTGCAGAAGGTATTTTTCAAGAGATAGGAAGTCCAAGAAGTCTTCATAGCAATAGAGGTTATGAGATAGGTATTGTTTATATGGATGAATACAATAGGTCATCTACGGCTTTAGTAAGTCCTAACAATACTGTATATGTACCATGTGGTTTCTCAAAAAACCAAAACTCAATTCAGGTAGTAATACCAGTCACACAAGTGGCTCCGTATTGGGCTAAGAGATATAAATTTGTTATTAAGCCTGACCAGGAGAATTACGAGACAATTTATTGTAACTTATTCTTTACTGATCCTGCTACTAACTCGGTATGGTTTTATTTAGAAGGAGAAAATACAAAAAAAATAGAAATAGGAGATAAGTTGATTGTAAAAGCAGATACTGATGGTCCTAAGTCAAATTGTGCTTTTGCTACAGTATTAGACAAACAAGCTCAACAAGATGGTTTTATAGCACCTGCTAATGGAGCTGTTGTTCCTTCAGGGCTTTACATTAAAATAAATCCAAATAGCTTTTCTGCAGTAGTAGACCCTGATGCTGTTGTTAATCTTGGTCAGTATTCTGCATGCGCTCCGAAAGGAGGTAATTTCTCAAAAATAAATTATAATGTAAATTCATATAAAGGTGCTGGATTTGATCCATTACATCCTACTTGGCAATATGAGGACATATCTATACCTGCCGGTAGTACTATAAACTTAAACTTTGATTGGAATAGAGCTGGTGTTGGAGGTTCTTGTGAGGCAAGAGGTTATTTATTTCAAAGAAGATTCACTGCATCTACTGGTTATGATAATTTTCAAGATTGGTGGAATGGAGATAATATATCTGCTTTATTAAGTACTGGCTATTCAAAAGATGGAACTACTACATTATCATATATATCTACTAATGGTATTTTGACATCTTTTGACATGCAGAATTTGTTTCTTCAGTTTTATGTTAATCCAATTACAAATGCAACAATACTTCAGGCATCAACTGGTAAGAGTTGTACAGGAGTAGGTTACCCTAATTCAAGAAAATATTGTGTAACTTTAGATATAAAAATATTTAGAGCTATAAATACAATTATATTTGAGACTGAGCCACAAGATGCCTTACCTGATTTGTTTTTTGAAAATAGTTTATCTTTTGGAATAGATGAGTTTGGAAATCATTCAGGGAATGTTCAGAATCAAAACATTTCAGGAAATATTCCTGCAATAATAAATACTAATTTCTTTAACTGCTTTTCATTTGGAAATGGAGCAGAGAGTTATAAGATAAGAGATTCTATTATTGGTAGAAGCTTCAATCTTGGAGAAAGAGTTACTACGGTAGCTGAACAAGATTATAAAGAAGCAGATAGATTTTCTGATATAATATATAGTGGGAATTACAATCAAGAAACCAATGTAAATAGGCTTAATGAATTTAACAAAGGACTATCTAATTATAAAAATTGTGAGGCATCTTTTGGAGAAATATTCATATTAGATGGAAGAGAGACAGATATTCTTGTTTTGCAAGAAGATAAGATATCTTACGTATTAGCTGAGAAAAACTTGTTATCTGATGCAAGTGCTGGAGGTATAATAACAGCCACACCTCAAGTATTAGGTACTCAAATAGCGCGTACTGAAAAATATGGTATTAGTTTTAATCCTGAAAGTTATTCTCAATGGGGATATGATAGGTATTTTACAGATGTAAAACGAGGAGCTGTAATACAATTAAAAGGAGACTCAGGACAGAATGACCAATTAGTTGTAATATCTGAACAAAGTATGCGTACTTGGTTTAGAGATACGTTTAACTCTTCTTTCAATACTCAAAAATTAGGAGGGTTTGACCCTTACATGAACGAATATGTATTAAGCAGCAATGAGACATTATTGCCAGTAAACCCTCAGTGTACAAGTTGTGGAATTACACAAACTTTTACGCTTTCAATAAATGATGAGATTAGTAAAAAAGAATCTTATTGTGTTGACTTAGGTGCATTAGTAGGTATTACTGAAGTTAGTTGGGGATTTAGCAATATTGAAGAAGGAGCTACTTTAACTGTTTCTGCTATTTATAATGGAGTTACTGTCTCATCAGGCGCTACAAACGAAGATGGAAGTATATTTTTTGACAAAAACAACATATCAGTAGAGACTGTTGATATAGAGCTTGTTTATACTGGAGATATGAAAGTATCTGTTTTAGCAGATTGTTGCTTAGCAGAGACATTAAATATAGTAGAAGTTGTGATATCAAATGATATTGATTCAGGTAAAACTATACATGCAGAGTATAGATATACGGATGGTGCATTCGTAGGTCCATTATTATCTAATTTAGTGTTACTTGATAGTGGCGCGTCTAATCCAGTTGTTTCAAGGTATAATATATCGTCAGGATTTGTTGGTACTGGAGGATTTCCTCCTGAATTGAGCACTATGAAACTTATTTCAAATAAGATTAGTCCTGATGACTTTACATTTAATCCTTCTAAAAATAAATTTAGATATTTAAGAAGCAATGTCTTGTACGACAATAATGATATAGATATACAGGCAATGATATTGGCATCTTCTTTAGCTACTCCAATTATAGGATCAGACCCTATTTTTTCTGCTGATTTTACAGTACCTTTGAGTTCTAATGGAGAGTTTTTATATTTAATTTGGGACTTAAGAGAATCTGTTCCAGTTGAATTATGCTACTCAGCAACAAGCTCTAATGATTCTTGTTGTAATTGTAATTAATAAAATTAATAAAATAATATGGCTACATTAGGAAGTTATTTTTTAAACGGACCCTCATTAGGATCTTGTACATCTGTTTTTTTAGACATAAGCCTTACTACTCTTGCTCCTGATGGATTTTATTCAGACGGAGTTACATCAAGAGAGCAGGTTGTTGGGGTGTTATTGCCTGAGGCATTATGTGGTACTTGTGGAGTTGCTTGTGGCGAAAGTATATCAGGAAGTGGTGGTACAGGAATATATCTTCTAAATACAGACGCAGGAAGCACGATAGCTAATGTTGGAGCTATAATAATTACATTTAATCCGGCCTCTGTTCCTGATGGAATTAGAGCTACTTATAATGGAAATATTTATAATACACTAAGCTCTCCTGCAGATGGACTACATAGAAGCACTAATCCTAGTGGATTTACTATTGCCGGAAGAACATCAGGAACTAGTTCTTGTTCATCTAGTTGGTATCCTGCAGGAGGGAATGTAACTTTAAATGAATTTTTATATACAGGAGGCTCTTTTGTTTCTACTGGAAATAGTCAGACTATACCAATAGCAGCTGGAGATATATCTTTGAGCGCTGTGCCTACTGGGCCTTGTGTTATGGTAATACCTAAAGTGTATGCAACTCCTTCACTATTAAACCTTGAATTATTAGGGCCTTGTGGTTCAACAGTTTTTTCTATAAATGTAAATTGCCCTTCATTACTACCTTCTTTTAGCAGCTCAATAGTAAGTTCTTCTGCAGATTGCTTTGTTAATTTGACTGAATTGTATTATTTTGCAAAAGTACACGAAGAGTCAGATACATATGTAGGTTTATATGATTATGTGTTTGAAGATGCTTATGGAGTTACACCTTTAGCTGATGGGTTTTATCTTATAGAAAACGTAGATATTCCAAGAAAATCTATAGAAGTTCAAGACGGTATAGTTATAGGGTTTACAGATTGTTCAAGTTATCTATGTAGAGAATACACAGCTATATCATCAGGAGGAGGACCAGGGACTGTATTTTATGTAGACTGCTTAGGAGATGTTCAAGATGTTATTATCGAAAACGAAACTATAGTATTCTGTGCGAACCAAGGAACAGTAACTGTGTCTCCTGGAATATCTTTAATTGAAAACGGACCTTGTCCTGCGTAAAACATAAACAATATTATGCCAAATCACACATTATCATATAGCGAAGGAGTTGCCGGATGGGTTTCTTTTTACTCTTATTATCCTGATTGGATGATTGGAATGAATAATTATCTCTATACATTTAAAGGAGGTAATTTATACAGACACAATGTAAATGAATCAAGAAATACTTTTTACCAACCATGGTGGATCCAATTAGGAAACCCAACAGGTGCTTTTACATCAACAAAAATACAAAGTGTATTTAATAATAGTGTTCTTGAGAATAAATTATTTAAAACAATAAACCTAGAAGGTGATTCTATATGGAATGCTGAGCTTATAACAGACTTACAGTTCTCAGGATTTATTCAGCAAGAATGGTTTGAGAAAAAAGAAGCTGCTTATTTTGCTTTTGTCAGAAATAACACAATAGGAGAACTTGACCTTAGAAGTTTGAATGGAATTGGAAATAGCTTAACTGTTTTAGACCCTTCAACAGCTAATACTAAAATAAACTTTAGTATATCTCCATTAATATCGGTTGGAAATATTATAAGCGTTGGAGATTATGTTTATTTTGGTACAACAACTCAATTTGCAGGACAAGTAATTGCTATAAATATAGACTTACCAAATGGTGTAAATCAAATAGTTATAAACAACTCTATGGTTTCACCTGTCTCTATTCCTATACCAAGTGATGTTAACTTTTTCTTATACATTAAAAACTCAGTTGCTGAATCTCATGGTGTTTTAGGCCATTATTGTACTTTTACATTATACAATAGCTTTAATAGTAAAGTTGAATTATTTGCAGTTGAATCAAATGTTATGAAAAGTTTCCCGTAAATTCATATCTTTGTAACTATATGGAACTAACAATTAGACAGCTTAATGAAAATGACTATCAAGATACATTAGTAAATTGGTGGTCTGATTGGAACTGGACAGCTCCTCAGAAAGATTTTTTACCTGAGCAAGGAATGGGAGGTATGATAGTTTATGATGGAGAAGTTCCTGTTTGTGCAGGATTTATCTACATGACAAACTCAAAAGTTTCCTGGGTAGATTGGATAGTTTCAAATAAAAACTACAGAGAAAAAAGAAGAGAAGCTATTACATTACTTATAGATTCTTTAACAAACATAAGTAAAAATGCTGGAAGCAAATATGCTTACGCATTAATAAAAAACAATAGTCTAATTAAAACTTATGAAAATCTAGGATATACAAAAGGAGATTCATATACAAGTGAAATGATAAAATTATTATAAAATGGGAGTAGCAACAGCGGTAGCAATAGGTGGTTTAGCAGTATCAGCAGGTTCAACTGCAATGTCATTCACTCAGGCAGGAAAGCAAAAAAAATTACAAAGAAAGGCTGAGGCAAAAGCAGCTGAGGCAATGGCCGAGGCACGTAAAAAACTTTCAGTAAACTTCGCAGAAGAAAGGTCTATTCAAAAAGAACCATACGAACTACAAAGAGAGGCTATGCTGTCTCAAGGCGCTCAAGCTATGCAGATGGGGCAAGAGTCAGACAGAGGGGCAGAAGTTACTGCTGGAAAACTTCAGATGGCTCAAAATGAAGCGCAAGCTGGAGTAAGAGGAGCCATGGGTCAAGAATTAGCATCTATAGAGAGTGATATAATAAACGAAAATAGTCGCCTTAGAGATTTGGGTGTTCAGTTAGATTTAGGAGAAGTAGAGGGAGCTCAATTAGCCGCAAGAGATGCCGAGGAAGCAAGGTCTCAAGCTATGATGGAAGGTTTTCAAGGACTTGCATCTACAGCACAACAAGGATTGGATATGGTTCCTTTGTTCCAACAGAATATAGGCGCTCAAAAAAACGCATTAGGCCGTATGAGCATGTCTTCTGATCAATTCCAAGCACTTGGAAATGTGAAAGGAAAAGGCGGTGGTATAAGTAAAACAATGGGTGCAGCAGGCACAGATGGATTCACTAATCTTGATTTTGATAAAATTAAAAATATGAGTGATCCTCAATTTAGAAGATTTAAGAAAGAGCTTAGTCCTGAGCAACGTCAAATGTTGTTTTCTGACCCGCAATATATGCAAAACTACAACCCGTTTAATATTTATTAATTATAATATATGTCATATTTTAAGTACGCAGAAAGGAACGCTGACTCGCAGATAAATTGGGCTGAGGTTGGTAAGGGTATAAGTGATATGCTTTCTGAAACCAATCGAGTAAGGGAAGAAAAGAAAGATGCTCTTGATGTTGCTCAGCGTGAAGCAATGCAATACATTGCAGACACTCCTAACGGAGAACATACTGGGGCTAGAGAAAGTATTTTAGGATACGCTGACAAGGCATCAAACAGAATGCGGATTGCTAAAAAACTTATGGAACAAGGTCAGATGTCTGTAAAAGACTATACTGTATTTAGACAAAATCTAACAGATAATACAAACCTTGCGTTTAATGCAAATAAATCATACCAAGAAAGATATTCTGATGTAATGAAGGGAGTTGCTGATAAAAGATATTCTCAATTATTAGCTGAGAACTTTGAAGAAGCAGAAGGATTTGGTAATTGGGGTAATATAGGATGGGAGATAGCTCCTAACGGTACTGTTTTAGCAGGTAAAATGATAGAGCAAGAAGTTGATGGTAAAAAAGTAAAAACATTAGATAAAAGTCCAGGTGGAATGAGAAGCATGGATTATCTTAATCAAATATTACTATCTAATGTTGATTTTTATGATTATGAAAGTAAAGTAAATTCTTGGGCTGATACATTAGGAAAAGAAAAGAAAACCTTAGTAGTGCTTGGTAAAATACAAAAACAAGGTAAAATAACAAGCGTTGATGATATTACAAGTAGAGAAGATTTACTTCCTGGAACTCAAGATGTTCTTTTTAATTTTCTTCAAGGAGAAAACGATCAGATTGCAAGTATTGTTGGAGAACCTCTTGACGCATCAAGAGTTCTTGTAGATAGCGCTGTATTTGCTCCAAATGGAAAACAATATAGATCTACTACAAGCGAAGAAGATGCGAAAAAAAATCCTGAAGCAATACTAAAAGTTGTTGACCCTGATTCGGGTGGTTTTAAATATGTTATTAGTCCAAATCAACAAGAAGATGCTAATGAATTTATTAGAAGTCAAATGAGAGCTAAATATGATTACGAAGAAGAATCTCAAGTTGTTGGTGCCGTATCAAGAGATGAAGAGTCTGAAGCTTCTATAAAAAGAAAAGAGGAACAAAAAGAAAAAGATAATGCTCTTGGTACTTGGGGAGATGTATTTAAAGCAACAACTCCTGCAGGGAAACAAGCTGCACTTGAAACAATACTTGGTTCTAAATTAGCTCAAGATAGAGGTTTATTAGATATTGATACAACTTCTCAACCTGGTAAAATTATATTTAAGTATGCAGACCCAGTTAAAAATCGTGTTTTAGATTACGATCCAAATACTACTACATTAAGACAATGGAACGAACTTGGTAATGAGGTTCATGGTATTGATAACGTTGCCGAGGTAATGAAGCGTAACAAAGGAGGAGATCCTAATATGAAAATGGGAGCTAATCAAAAAGATTTCACAGGTGTTAAAGCCGGAAGAACACCTGTTAAAGACCCTATTGTAGAATTTGATAATAAAATTAAAGCGATACCTGCAAATATATTCAAAGGCTCTGATAAAGTTGCGTCGGCAGCGCTAACAAAATTACTCAAAGGAACTAATATAGTTATTAAGCCAAATACCGGAGTTAATCCTTTTCAATCAGTTAATTTTTCATATAAAGGAAAAGATAAAGTTATAACATTTAATGACCCATTTAGCGACGCTACTCCTGAAGAATTAAAACAAGAGCTTGAAAGCTGGGTAAATGAAGTTGTATCTAAAGAGGATAAAGAAGATATGTTAAAAAAAGGAGCAATAGGTGGCTCAGGAAACACAGGTAAATATAATAAAAAATAATAAATATGAACGAACAAGCCCTTAAAGATGCTTATGATTTATTTGTAAGCAACGGATATTCAGATTCTATAGATGATTTTAAAAAATTAATATCTACAAATCCTCAAGCGTTAAAAGATTCTTATGACTTGTTTTCAAGTAATGGGTATTCAGATTCAGTAGATGATTATAAGGCATTATTAGGTGTTGGCGGTAAAAGCACTCCTGTAAAAAAAAAATTCGCTTTGGAATCGTCTTCGGAAGTTGGTTCATCGGAATCACCAAAATATCCTAAACCTACTACTGAAGAATTTGAATCTCAATTTAAAAAAGGTATGGCTAAACAAAAAGCTGTACCTAAGGATTTATCAGGAAAACCTCTATACAATACTGAGGTAGTTAATAAAAATAAAGATGTATTTAAAAAGATACAAATAGATAAAAAAGAAAAAGAAGAGGAAGTAAAAAAACAAGAAAATATATTCGACAAACAGTTAAATATAAAACCAAAGGTAGAAGATAGCCAATATCTTAAAGATAGGTTAAATGCTGTAAATACTAATTTAATAAATAAAGAAGAGGAATATGTTGTTCCTGAATTAGAGTATCAATTTGGAGATTTAGGTTTTAAATTTGAACAATCAGGGATTGGAGACAATGTAAAAGTAACGGCTCCTAATGGAAAAATTTCTGAGATATCTTTAGATAACTTATTTAGCAGTAAATCAAAAGACCAATCAACTGTTTTACAAAAGTTTATAAAAGACAATACTCCTGCTAAGGGGCTTTTTGTGCTTGAGAAAACTATGAGAGAACAAGATAAAAAATTCAATTCTCAAAAACAAGTTGATGATTCTATAAAAGCAATTTCTGATGAGGTAAATAATCTAAATTCCAAACAAAAACAATTTTTGATTAAAAAAAATCAAATAGAAAAACAAATAGCTGAATCAGGATTTACTGAGCAATTAAAACAACAATCTCTTGTTTTAAATGAAGAAATGAAATCAATTCTTCAAGAAGAAGAAAGAATAAAACAAAAAGGAAAAAAATTAGATTCCGCTGTGGGTAAATATTCAATAGCAAAATCTAAACAAGGAACTTGGTTTGGTGGTATTGTTAATGCTATAAACGAAGGAGCTAGTAGTATTTCAGCAGGAACAACAAGTTTAATATCTGACTTATCCGTAGAATTAACACCTACTGGATATGGTATGCTTGAAAAAGACTTGAAAGATATTTCAGTAGATATAGCTAAAAAAATAGGAGTTAATGGCCCTGCAAATAACCAAACATTAGAACAATGGAAAAAAACATTAACCGAAGACCAATTAGATAAATGGGAAGATCAAGTTGATGACTATAAAAAGAAAGATTTTAAATCAGATATAATACCTGCTATAAGAATTGGTAATAGAGAAGTATTCGGAGATGCTGAAACAACTAAGCAATGGTCTAACCTAAAAGAACAAGATTTTTGGGGAGGGGCCATATTAGGTGTTGCTAAATCTCTTCCTGCTATGATTGGAGGTGCTGGGCCAGTGGGTATAGCACAAAGAACCGCAGCGATGTATTCTCAGGTTTCCGATGGTTTATCTCAGGAAATGGAGAACGATCCTGACTTTAAAGATGTAACAGAAAACGAAAAGCTAGCAATAACTTTGCCTATTGGTATTGTTGGAGCTGTATTAGAGAACGTAGGTCTAAAGAATATAAAAGGAAGCCAGGGGGTTATAAATAATATAGCACTAAGAGCATTAGGAAGAACAAGTTCAGGAGTTACTGCTAGGACTTTTAGAGAGTTAGTAGAGAATGAAGTAGATAGTATGGTTGCAAAAGGATTGTTGACTATTACTGCTGCTGGTGCCGCTGAATTTGAAACAGGTGCTGCTCAAGAATTATCAGAGACAACATTTAAAGCTGTTTATAATAAACTTAAAGGAGAAGTTGATCCTGTTACCGGAGAGAAAAAGAAGATGTTCGATACTCCTGATTCTATTGGAGATTTAATAGAAAACGTAGCAGTAGCAGGAGCTCAAGAAGCAGTTGGTGGTTTTGTTTTAGGGGTGCCAACAGCTGTAAGTGTTGCTTATACTGAGAAAGGATTTTTAAAAATGGATGATGCTTCTTTTGAAATGTTTTCTAATATGGCTAATGATGAAAAAATGCAAAGTGCATATGTTACAAGTCTTAAAGAAAAAATAACACGAGGAGAATTAACTACTGCAGAAGCTAAAGACCAATTAAATAATTACCGAAATTCAGCTGGATTATATAGACAATTACCTGAAGGACTAAGTACTCAACAGAAAAAAGAAGCAATGAATCTTTTAAAAGAAAAGAAAGATTTAGAGAATTATGTTGAAGGAAAGGATAGTGCGTTAGTTGTAAAACAAAAAAATAGAATTACAGAGATAAATGATTCATTAACTAAATTAAGTGAAACAGATGCCGTTCAAGAGCAAAGCACAACAGAGGTTCCTGTTCAGTCAGAAGCCATTACTAGCGAAACGTTGGAGACAGGAGTACCCGAATCAGGACCTGAAGTCGTTACCGAGCAAAGTACGCAAGAAGAAGTAGTTGAACCGTTAAAAGATAGAGAAAGTACAGCTAAAGCTTTAGAAACAGCTAATGATGATGCGTATGTAAAAATACTTAATGATTATTTTACAGGAGGAAGTCAAGAGACGACTACTCAGGATGTTTCTAATTCATATCATAGTTCAAAAGAAAATAATGGTAATCCTGAGTTAGTAAAAGCAGTAGAAGAATTATTAGCTCCTAAAGCAGAAATAACTCAACCGCAAACTATCATCGAAGAGCAAACTGAACCACAAGTCGTGTCTGAGCAAGTAGAGACGGCTCCTGTTGCAGAAAAAGTAAATGACTTTAGCACAAAATCTATTGAAGATTTAGAAAAAAGGCAAGCAGAATTAGAAGGAGCTAAAAGTTTTACTGAAGAAAGTAAAGAGTTTGGAGAGATCGACAAAGAGCTAGAAAAAAGAGAGTGGCAGTCAGTATTAAATGCTCCTTTAAATGAAGTTAATAGTGTTGTTGATGATTTAATGATTAAAGAGAAAGAGATGCCAAATGGCTATGGTTCTTATATTGAAAAATCTGATGCTAAAGAAACTAAAGAAGTGGTTGAGAAATATAGTCAAGAAGTCTCTAAATTAGATGCTAAAAAAGATTTTAAAGATGCTTTTTTTGGAAGACCTGAAAGTTGGTATGCCGATGGTTTAAAATTAAGAGAATCAGTAAGGGTTTTTATAGAGCAAGGCGGTACTTTTAAAGAATTGTTGCAAGGAATACAAAAAGAATTTGAGCAAGATGGTTTTTCAGAAGAAGATGCTGCGGTGGTTATTAAAAATAAATTAGATAGAATTTCAAGAGCTAATGAAGAAACAACACAAGAACAAGCAGAAACAGCTCCTGTTGTAGAAGAAGTAAATGACTTACTTGAATTGGATACAAAAGACCAAACAAGTCTTAAGAGAGTTCTTGATTACTTAGATAGTTTAGATTCTTCATTAGATTTAGACCCTAATGAACTTAATGATGTAACGAGAGTTATGGCTATTGGCACAGCTAAGGCTGTTGTCAAAACATTGAAAGCATTAGTAAAGGCAGGTATAACATTACAAGAGGCTATAAAAGCCGCATCTGAAATACATAGTGTAGATACTAAAGACGTACTAAAAGCATTTGATGTTATCAAACAAGGAGAAAAACAAATATCTGCTCCTTCTCCATTAAGAAGTGATATATATGCCGGAGATGGCAGAATCATCTCTATGGTTAAAGACATTAAGAAAATAACAATGACTGAGAAGGAATTGTTAGTTAAGCAAATAAGAGACAAAATAAGAGGAGCTAAAGACGTAATAAAAACTACAAAAGAAATTAGTCAACAATTAGTAAAAGAGATTAAGGAGTTAGAAACATCAGGAAAAATAACACCTACTCAAGCAATAAATATGATTTCTAAATTTAGCAAGGTAAATATGCTAAACGAAACCTCTGTATCTAATTTTATCGACTATATGTCAAAGGTATTTGCTGATGCTGATTATGATAATAAAATAAATGTAGCGAAAGGAAAACTAAAAGCAGCCAAGAAAAACATAAATACCAAGATTGGTATAGCTGATGGTTTAGCGTTTCCTTTACAAACCTTATTCTCAATAAACCCAGGGCTTATCCCAATAAAAAATCTTGAAAGATATATAGAGCTTGTTGATATGTTTTCCGGAAGAAAATCCGTATTGAAGCTTGATGAAATATCGAAAGTAATAAATGATGTTAATGACATAATTAATGAGATAAATAACGAGCAATCTCTAATTCCTGAGCTATCTTTTAGAATAAACAATTCTAATAATCAGGTATTAAAAGATGGTAAGTTAGATTATGCTGCTACGATTAAAAAAATGATTAAGGAAGGAGAGATAACTCAAGAAGAAGCCGATCTTATGATTAAGTACAAAAAAGAAATTGTACCACAAGAAGCAAGAGAAAAGAAAACAGACGAGGAAATTGAATCAGAAAGAAAAGAGCTTGAAAGTGAAGCTAAAAACTCTACAGTAGACTCAAGTGGTTTACCAACTAGAGACGAAAGGATTATCGCAAAGAGAATAGCTGAGCACCTTAAAAAACCTTTTATAAAACAATTAAGTGATATAGAGTTAAGTAATTTAATTAAAGCTATTGATAATATAAATAATGGATATTTACCACATCAAGCAGAATTAATTTTAGAAAAACTAAACGGACTAGAAAAAGGGAAGGTGATTAGTGGTTTAATTAATAAAGCAAATTTAAAAAGAATAGCTCAAATAGTTAATACAACATATAATAAAATTAAATCAAAAATAACAAGCAAAGATGGTATTTTTGAAATGATTAGAAGAACTCCTTTGTATAATATAGATCAAATATTAGGCGACTTTAAAACACAAGATTTATATAATTCCTTATTAGGAAGTGTTGCTCAAGCAGAGTCTAAATTTTCATTTGAATTAAAAACAATAGAAGAGAAGTTAAGAAAAGCTCAAGATAAAGTAGCTAAATCTTTTAAATTAAACCCTTTTGAATCTACTGTATCTAGTTACAAAATAAAAACATATTTAATACAATTAGAACACGATACAAATCCAGGGGACTTACGCGTTAATCAAGCTTCAGAATACATAAAAGCAACTATTAAACATATTAATAAATTAAATTCTCAGTATAATGAGAATGATGTAAAGGCATTAGAAGGCATATTAAAAGACTTTGCTCCTGATGGAAATATTGATATTAAAAAATTATATGATTCATTTAATAGTGCAGAGAAAGATGCTATTAAAACTCTTCAAGAAATAAACAAAGCTGATACAGGAAGAGCTGAATTTACAGGTTCTGTGATTAGAGGAAATAGAATTAACCCACTAAATAATCACACATACATAAGTGTTTTAAGTGAGGATAGTAAAGATGATTTAGATTCAGGAGCTTCTTTTGCGGATAGCTATAATCAATCTATCATGCCATCTACAAAAGCAAAAAATTTAACAGAAAGAACTGCTGGGGTTAAGCCTATTAACTTTGACGCTTATTCAACAGCTCACAAGTCATCAAAATACGTATTGTTAGATTATTACTTAACAGGCCCTGTTAGAACTGCTAGAAAAGCTATGAAAGCGGCTGAGGCTAATTTAGAGAAAGATGGAGAGATGTCAAAAGAGCAAAGAAGAATTTTTAATGCTATAAACGATGCTTTTGAATTAGCAGTTAGTGATTTAGTAAAAAATAGCTATATTCAATCATCAGAAGGACAACAAATAGTTGACTATATTAGCAAACAAGGGTACAGAGCTGTACTTTCAGGAATAGGAAGATCGGGAGTAGAATTATTATCCAATCTTGGATTCGTTGCATTTGATCCTTTTACGTTTTCTAAAGGAATAGAATATATGGGAATTATTTTATCAGAAGATTTGCCAGCTATAATGAACGCGACAAATAGCATTCAAACAAATAGAGTTAATGCTTCAGGTTTGTCAGGTAGAATGGTAGATACAGGTATATTAAATCAAGCGATTGGAATTAAGTCTAGCAAAACTCAAGGTAAATTTATAAATAAAGTTCAACAGATATGGAACTTAACAGGTAAGAAATGGTTAAATGCTACTGAGTTAACTGCCGATGTTTTAATAACAACTCCTGATAAATTAGTTATGAAACCTTATTGGATGGGAAGTTTTGTAAATGAACTTGAAAATCAATTAGGAAGAAAAGTAACAAAGTCAGAACTAAAAAAGATAGCTGAGAACAATGAAGAGTATATGGATTCTAATGAAGAGTCTATAAAAGTAGCTAGAGAAATTGCTGATAAAAAATCAATATTAATGGGTGCTACTAAAAATGGTTTTACAGGGCTTTTAAGAGGAAAGACAAGACCTGAAGATAAAGCATTTATATCCATGTTAAAAAACTTTAATAGTTTTATGACTAACTTTATGATTTATGAATATAATGCTGCAAAAACAGGAGTTATGGCAGCTATAGGAGATGGAACCATGAGCAAGTCTGAAGGGGCAGCTGTTTTAGGAGGAGTTATAACTCGTATGACTGTTTATAATCTACTTGCAAAAGCGGCTACATCAGGTATGTCAAGTGTGTTTGGATTAGTTTTTGGCCTTGATGACGATGAGGAAGAAGAGGATAAAACTGCAGATCAGTTACTTACACAGTCTTTAGCATCGACATTTGCCAGTTTGACTCTTGGTAGAGATTTTGGAAATATCTCTAAAACAGTTATTAATTATAGTTTTGAAAAGTTAATTACAAAAGAATATCTTGAAGGTCTTAGAACAGGAGAATATGACCCATATAAAGACGCAGTTCTTTTTAATACATTACAATCCGACCCAAAAACAGGAGAAGTTAAATTTTGGGAAAACATACCTAATTTTATGGGATCTTATGGTCCTATGGCAAAAACAGCAGCTCTAGGAGTAAAAGCCATTACTGCTGACGAGAAAAAAACTGAAGAGGCAAAAGAAAGACAAGAAAAAGAAAGAAATATTAGATTACCTTTAGAAATATTAGGAAATGCAGGATATATACCTTTGTATAAAGAGATTAGAAAATCTGTTATGGACGACATATATAAAGATTTAAAAAAGAAGGAAGAAAATAAAAATGAAAAAGAAAAAGAAAAAGAGATAGAAAAGGAAAAGTTATCAGGTTATAAAAACAAAACCGAAATGAAAAAAAATAATCCTAATTTATACAAAGAAACCTTTAGAGACCAAGATGTAGAGAAAAGTAATTTTGGAAATAAAAAATTTGGTAAAGAAGGTTTTAATTCAAAAAGTGGATTTAGTTCTAAAAAATTCGGAGATAATTAAACATATCTAATGTACTTTAATTGTTTTTGTTTTTCATAATAAACTATTAGTTCACTATTTAAAAAGGAGTTATTAATTGCGTTTAAATTAGCGTATTTAATTTCTCCTTTTAATTTATCCACCTTTCCGTATATTAAACCATCTTCGCAGGCCCATATACATACTGGAGGCATTCTTTTATCTATTAGCTTTACTATTTTTTTTGCAGGGACAAAAAGAGGATATGCGTTATATAGAGACCGAGTTCTTATTGATACCTCAGCGTAGGCTATCAAACCTCCTTTGCTATCGAATATTTTATAATCAACATCATTTGGGTCAAGTTTCTGAAAAGAGCCTTTAAAAGTGGCTACAAATGCTTTTATTGCTTTTTCTTTATTTTTTAATTCTTGTTCTGTTTCAAAAATCATCTGTCTCTGTTGATTTTAATATACATCGTAATTCCATTATTAAAAACTGAGCGTCTAATTTAACGGATTTAAAATCTCTATCTACTAAGTTTTCATAAATATCTGCTAGAATTGCATGATGTTCTTCAATTCTTTTAGATATTCTTTCTGCTCTCTCTTGTTCCATTGTGTTTTGACTTTACGAATCAAACAAAGGTAATATAACTTCTCTACAATATTTTGTTGAAGGCATTTTGTTATGCGCTTTTTCATACTCTTCAAGAAATATAACAAAGTTTTCTAAAGATTTATTTTTATCCATCTCGGCCATCTCTAGTTTTTCTGCTAAATCTATTACAGTTAAGTGTATATTATCATCTGATTTCATTATTATTTTTCTATTTTCTAATAGAAATTTTTTTTTGCAGATATTAAATCTTTTATTAAAAAGAGCGTCATAGGTAAGTAAATCATCTATTCCTTTTACATAGTGAATAATTGTAGAGTGGTCCCTTCCTATTGTATCTCCTATAAACTGATAGCTATATCCTATTTCTTTTAATATTTTAGAGTATACTTTTCTAGCATCTACGCAACTTCTTTTACTTCCTGTCACTTCAATATCTACTAAAAATACTTCGTTTACTATTTTTTTTAATGATTCCATTTAATTAAAGTGGTTTATGAATTTCTGTTTTTATTCCGTGTTTTTCTAACTCTTTCATTCTCCAATCTTGGAGAGCGTCTGTAGAACCTTTTGGTCCCTTTACTTCGACAAAAAGAACATCTGAGTTTTTTGGTATTGCTATCAAGTCAGGGATCCCTTTTTTATTAGTTAAAATCAACTTAATAACATAGTATCCCTGAGCTTCAAGCTCCTTAATCTTCTTTGATTGTATTACGCTTTCTTTCATCTACTGTAGTTACTTTCATTAATTCATTTAATGAAAATGTAATGTTATTACACTCCTTTATAAACTCAACCAACTTTTCTAAGTCTTCTTTTCTAAACGCAAATCGGTTTGCAAGGAACCACTCATAGGGAGAGCAACTATCATCAAGCTCAATCTCTTGAAGCTGAAACGCTAATTCTTTTTGAGGTAAAACTGTTATAGAAAATGCTAACGTATACTCTTTATCTTTCTCTAGCCATTTATTTTCAGGGACTCTACTTGGTCGATTATCATTATCTATGCAAACACATTTAATCATTTCTTAGAGCTTTTAGAATTTTGACCATTTCTACCTCTATTAGTTTTAGCTTTTTCCCTAACTAACTTACCTGATTTTGTATGGCTCATATCTAAACCATCACCATTTCCGTAAGTTCCTGAGTCTCTATTGGCTTTATTAAGCTCAACTCTGTAGTTCTTTCTTTTCTCAGTAGCCTGGTACTTAGTGTCATAAGCTAGCTTTTTTTTCTTTCTATCTTCTGACATACCTAACTTGTCATAAGAAGGGTGTTTCCCTGCCAATTTGTTTTTCATAATCCTTTTTCTTTTTTAAATTCTGTTAACATATCTTTATCTGTGTAGTGAAAATACTTATCAGCATTTGCCGGAATGTCATTCACTCTCATCCATTGAAGAAACTCAATAGCAAACTTATCTACATCTTCCTGAGTAGTAACTAACTCATTAGGGAATGATACTCTAAACTTTAAATCCTTTAAAGCTCCATCTAAAAAGTCTTGTGGTCTCATAAGTAAAAATCTTTTTTAAAGTGTGATAATGTATAATCTTTCTTTTTTGTTACTGCTTTGTAAATCTCGTGCTCGATGCCTCCTTTAGCGAATATCCAAAACACTTGGTTCTCTAATCTCTCTTTGGTAGTCATCCTGTCTTTTGACTGCCAATAACTTGTCGCGCTAAAGTCTATGTTGTAGTAGACTAAGTACTCCGCTTTCTTTAATGATATTCCTTCGCGTCCTGATACAATCTGTAAGGCGATGTTTTTATATGTGCTATTGAACTCATCAAGATCCGTTGTTAGTTCATCTCCAAATACTTTCTTTAAAACTTGTAATTCTTCTTTGAACTTATAAAAAATACCAATCTGACAACCTTCCCACTGCTCTTTTATGAAATCAGCCTTAGTAGTATCTATAATCATAGACTTACCGCTTTCAAATTTAATAGTTCCTGAGTATAACTGATGCATTTTCATCATTAACTTTACAGGAGTATCTCCTAAGATAACTTCTTCCTTTCCTTGTACAACTAAATCTCTTGAGAGTTTTTTAATCAACTTATAGGTTGATTCTTTTAACTCTACTTCAAAAATTTCCTCAGTTGTTTTTGCAACAAACCCTGCTTCTTCTTGAGTATAATTGATAGTGAATGGCTCCATAGCTTGAATAATTGTATCTAATCCCTTAGAGTAATCTTTCATTACTAAACCATTTATCATTTTAGTTGTAACGTTTACAAAGTTATCACAAAATCTGTAAAAATTTTTATACTCTGCAAAAGGATTTTTCGGTATTCCATAAACTTGATGATACATCTGAGAATATGATTCAGGAGTAGGCGTTCCTGACAATAGGATAACCTTTGCTTTAGTCTTATATATTAGGTCTTTTACCTGGATAGCTCTTTTACTTGGTTTAGCAAATGCACCCATACTATGGGACTCATCACAAATAATCAAATCCCAATCAGTATTATCTATCTTATGTAAACTCTCGTAATTAGTAACTGTTAAATGATAAGGAGGATTGAGTAGTTCGTAATCACTTTGAATACTACTGATTGCTTTCTTTTTTGTTAAAAACAAAACATTGCTGCTTGAAATCTTTTCTGCTATTCCAAGACTAGTTAGTGTCTTTCCGCAACGAACCTCCATTGCAAGATAAACAAAACCATATTGATTTATTATATCAGTTCCTTTCCTTATTATGTCATTCTGATAATCCCTAAATTTTATTTGATTATTCCTTTCCATATCTTTTTCGTGTAATTGTTTATAGTACTCACAGCTTCTGATTATCTTATCAATAACATCTTGAGGTGTGTTATGTTTGTATTTTGTATAAACCTTAACATTCTTACCTCTTCCTTCTTTTACTTCAACAGTTTTTGTGACTACTCCTTTAAGTAATTCACATTTCTTCCACATCTCAAGATTGTTATGAGCTAATACTCTTTCTATTACATCATCACGTTCAAGTTGCATATAGAGCATTTTAAAGGAGATTCGTACTCTTCAATCTCAGGATAGTCACAAGAGCAAGGTTCTTGTTTAAATGTTCCATCTTTATTGAATGTCTTATCAACATATTTTTTTAATTTTGAGCACCTTTCGTACATCTCAAGTTGTTGAAAATACATGATCATAAAGTTTACACTTTCCATTGCATCTTTTGATTCTAAGGAGTGAGAAAACATTCCTATTCCGGAGGATAATACATCTCCTACTTTTACTTTACCTGTAAGTACATTGTATGAATTCATCATACTTATATGTACCATTTGTTTTTTTCTCATAAACTGCTAATTAATATTAAACGTATTACAGTAAAGTAAATTACTATAATTAATACTCGTAAAAATTTTTTTCTCATAGTTATTCTTCTTTTATATATCCGACTAAAATAAATTTACCATAAGCATATTTATAGTATGGTGTTCCTTTGTCCTCCATAGTTATATTAATTTAAGTTGACTAATATCTAACAACTCCCAATGTTCTCTTTGTTTTTTCGTATGATGAATTGCTTTATTCAAGTCTTTCCTTTGCCCTATCAATTCGTCTTCTTTTTTTCTAAAGACTTCAATGTTTTTTAAAATCTCTTCTTGAGTGTAAATTATATCTTCCATAATTAATTTAATTGAATTTGAGTTTCATTATCTGCTCTTTTTTTAAATATTATCCATCTTCCAATATGGTCTCTGTCTTCTTCAGGCATGATACCTTCTTTATAAATAGCGTAAGATACTAGCCATTTATAGAATTTAGTTCTACTAATAGTCATCTTACCTCTAGCTCCGTAGTCAGGATATTCATCAACAAAAATACTATAAAGTTCATTCTTATAAAGTCTAACGTTACTAGGTAGTACAGTGCTTCTATCATTGCTATCAACTAATCCACACCACTCTATGAATTCGTGGCAAGTCTCTGCTGATAATTGTCGTATCTTAAGATTAACAAACTTAGATTTAACAAGTCCGCTTGTAAGGTAAAACCTAAGGCAATAAATCATATAATTATCAAACTCGCACCACTCATCATCATTCCAATCGCCAAACATCATTTTTCCAAAATCATCTCTTGGAGTGAAATTCATAGTGTAGTGTTGATGAAGTTCAAGCTCCCATTTTCTTCTAGCAAATGAATTACCAGCTCCTTTAATTGCGTAGTTAGTTGTTATAGCAACCTTCGGTGATCTTGAGAATGGTATTTTAATCGCATCTTTGTTTTTCTTTTCAAGAGTAAGACCCTCTGTAATAACACTAAATAGTCTTTCGAAATCAAAGTGTTTCTTTACATCATCAAAACAAAGTATCTGAGTATCTGCTGACACCAACTGATAAGGAAATGATTTCTCGAAGTTAAAAGACTTTCCATCTATAACTACAAGTTTTTTCATATTACTAAGAGCATTCATTATAAGTCCTTTTCCTGTACCTCCTTCGGGATTATCACTAATTACCTCGTCATTAAGTATTACGGCAGGACAGAAAGATAAGTTCTTATATCCATGCTGAAGAAATCCTATAGTGCTCTCCATTGTTTTTATTCTATTCTCGTCTCCTCCGTTTATATTTGAAATAAATCTTCTAAAATCGCAGTCTCCTGTAACTTCACAGATATTAAAATTTCTATCTATAACATGGTCTTTCCAAACGTATCCACCTAAATCAAGATAATCTATGATTAGTATATTGTCTTTTGTTATTTTTACTGCACAATTTTTATAATATAAATATGCTGAGTCTTTATTATCTGCAATGAAGTATATCTCTATTGTAGATAACATAGTAAGAAAGTCGTCTTTAAAGAACCTGGTATTGTCTGCAAAATAATTATAAATACTATAGTCATCAAGGTCAAGTAAGTGATTAAGTACAAAGTCTTTTATTTCTTTCTCTGTAGTATGGTCAATTAAATTGTTTGTTACTTTTACAAATACATAATTTCTACTTCCTTCGGGACAAAATTTATAAAATCCTGAATCCTCAAGAAACTGCTTAAATAATATATGCTCTATTTTTATAACTCCTTTATCGTTCTTGGTCCAAAATGTCATCTTAGAATTTTCTTCCTCGATTTTATTTAAAACAGATTCGATTGTATCGCTATCCAGGTTAGAGTCTTGAAGTTGGTAGCGTATCTCTTTTTTTGACACTCCTCTTCTTAGCTTTCCTCTGATTTGATTTATCCTCTCTTCGTCTTCGTAGTATTTAGTTCCGAAGTTAGCAGTATGCTTGTATGCTGAATCTATAGTTGCTGTAATCTCAGGTATTGTAAAATCAGATGTAGAGAACTGATTCAATACATACCCGGCTAAGCTTTTGTTTATACCAAAGTCATTAAAGGCCATTGCAAGTATATATGCATTATGGTTTCTTTGTCCTTCTTGCATTGGGTATTTCTTCTGCCACCACTTTACAAGTATCTCAACTATTTTATTTTCATCTGAGATTGGTATTGTAGCAACATCTCTTACTTTATTTACTTCTGTGTATTCAGGTTCCTCAATTATATCCCATATAGAAGAATTGATATTAACGTGAATTAAAGGGTCATAACTCTCGTAACATACTCTACTAATGTTTTTACTAGTTTTATCAAAATAAGGGCTATTAAAATGCTTTTCAAGACTATTAAAGTAATTTGTATGATTATCAACATCCGCTGGTATCTTTACTAGTACTTTTAAACCATTACCTGAAGGAGATATAAATACAGAGAAAACATATTTGTTTTTAGATATTGTCTCTTTGTCTTGTAGTAATTCTTTTTGTTTTAAGTATCCATCAAAGTCAAGGCATATAATACCTGAGTGTTGAGATATAGCACTATCTAATCTTTTATTAAACGTACCACTAAAACAAATCGCTGGTAATAACTTCTTAATTTCATTACGCTCTGACTTATTCTTTTCTTGTCTTATTCTCTTTACAATGTCTTTAGTTGCACCTGCTCCGTCTTTTATTCTTTCAAGAATTATATTGATATCTCTGAAGAAAGGAGTGTCTGTATCACGTATGTTTTGAAAGATTGTAACCGTGTGTGTCATCTTGTGTCGTTTTTATGTCGTTTTTTTTTCTGTAACTTATTGATTATCAGTTTATCTGTCTTTTATGTTAATTATTTCTTCTTAAACTAAATTCAAAAAAAAATAATAATATATAAATTATATATAGTAGTAGTAGAAATTTAAAAAATAGCAATTTCGACACATACTTTAGGTTAAAAAAGGGAAACGTTTAAGTTTCCCTTGTTTTATTGACTAGAACGGCAAGTCATCGTCCTCTTCTTCCTCTGCATCAACTACTGCAGGAGGGCTTTTTTCTTGTTTTTTCTCGTATTTATCGACAGCACTATTGCTTCGAGGGCCATCATTCTTTGCTTCAAAAGTATCTAATTCAATGTAATAGTTACCACTTCTTGCTTGTTTCACTCCTAGGTTTACCCATCCGTTTTTCTCATGTTGTTTGATAAAAGCAATAGCTTCTTCTACTTTCATTGATAATCTACCAATTACAAACTCAGGTGCTTTCTCATTTCTTTTGAAAATAAATCCATCTGCGAAAATCTTTTCTTCTTGTTCTTGTGCCATTTTATAATAATTTTAGTTTACCTCAGTCTATTTGAACCAACCACAAACCTCTGAGGTTAAGTTTGTAATTGGTGTTTTAAGGCTTGACGAACTCACACTTAGCTTATTTCCCGATACTGCACGGAAATGCCATACAGCGATAAGCACCTTTATTTTATTACCTTTTTTTATACATTTCATTTATTACTTGAGCCGTACTTCTTTCGTCAGGGAAGTTTTTCTTAACAAAAATTAAAAGATTTTCCATACTCTCAAACACGTAAGGACTTGGTCTTACTGTACTTTGACTAAGGTCTTGATTGACATATACTAAGAATCCATTCTTAGCAGTCTCTATTACTAATCTGTGTGTAAATTGTTCCATAACTTTAAAATAAATATTCGTCAATGTAATAGTTCACTATATCGTCAGTTGGATTCTCTCCGAAGTACTTATTGAATACCTCAATAGCTCTTCCTACTTTTTCCTCTCCGGACCTAACAAATTCCTCAGTTGGTCTAAAAATACCCAATACACTTGTTGTCTTGTCAATAACATAGAACACTAAAGGTTTACCAAATAACATTTGATAGATATAGCATTGAGAGTCGTAGTTGTATTTCTTCGCGTTCCATTTAAACTTATCAATATCTGATGTAGTTTTTAGATCAATGATTGAATCTTCAGTTACTATATCTGCCTTACCTTTCCACATCATGCCTTGTATCTCAGCAATAGCAGGTATTTCGTATTGATTTCCTTTCTTATATAATTCTTCAAAGAAAGAAATATTACCATTTATAACACCTACAAGCTTTTCGATTTCCTCTTTTTCTTTCTGAAGCATGCAAAATGGAACACCACTCTCTTCACAGAAATCTTTATATATCTTTGTGGTACGAGTACTTGCATCAATATATAATAAATCTTTAGCCTTCTCAGGTTCAAGGATTAGTTGATGAAAATATCTTCCATCCATAAAAGCCTTGTTGTCTTCTCTAGGAACTCCAAATTCTTTTGGATTGTTTAATAAAGTACCTATGTCGGAGTTGGATAAGTAATTTCTTCCTACTCCGCTGTAGTATTCATTGTCATTTTTAAGTAGTTCTAATATTTGTTGATTTACTTGTGCCATTATTCTTCAGATACTAAGTTAACAATTTCTTTTTTGACAGCAGGTGTCATTGTGTATTTTCTACTAAGCTGTTTAACTATAGCATCAATTCCTAATGATTTATTAGCTTTTATGTAAGCAACTACTTTGCCCCAGGCATCAGTATCTTTTTTAAGATCTTCAAGTTCTTTGATGATAGTTTCTTTTGGTTTTGACATTGTCTCAGCTTTTGTAGGTGCTTGAGTAGTACTGCTTGTATTGTCTACTTCGGGAAGATCTTCACCTGCATAGATATATAGTCCAATACCAAACATTGCTAAATTCTTAGTCAAACATCTCATCAATGTTTTATTAATATCAAACATAGTTGCTGCTTCAACAGTCTTATCAACCTCTACCTTTTTTCCGTTTACCCAAGCATTACCTTTATAAGTATATGGTTTTGCCATCATAGCTTTGTTCGCTCCGTCCATAACGGGTAGCCACATCTCTAGTGTTTCATCTTTAATAGTCACTTCCGTCATTACCATGTACCCAAGATTTTCATCATAGAAGTACGGCTTCTGAGTAATAGGGTCTCCTTTTATTTGATAAGAAGCATCAGGACAAGACTTCTTTGTTTCTGCCCAGGCCCAAGCCCAAGATAAGTAAGTTAAATTACTTTTCTTTTCTACTTTGTCGTTCACATTAACTGCTGACAATAACTCGAAAGTTGTTTTTGTTTTTTCCATTTGATTTAATTTGATTTAATTACTAATAAATACAGATAGGTTTATGCTATTTACTATAGATTCATAATCTCTATCTTCTTTTACTTTTGATTCTACGACTGCGATGCCATGAATTATTGTTGAATGTACTGTGTCATATCCGTTCTCTAATATATACTTTTGAATATATGTTACTTGAATATTTCTTTTTGAGCATAAGTAATAGAGCAACTGCCTTGCATCTACTAGGTTTCTCTTCTTTGATTTAGAGAATAAGTCATCTCTACTAATACCAAATAAGTTTATTACCTTATCTACGTATTGATTAAAAACATTTTCTTTCATTTGATTTAATTTAATTTACAAAAAACAAATATAATAATAAATGATTATATATTGTTCATTTTATTGCATTACTTATTAACAATTTTTACACCAAAATCCTTCAGCGTTTTCTTCCCACAATACCTGCTCTACTTTATCAATATCTTTACTATTGAAATTATTAAATGTAAATATTCCTTCATCATCTACTTGTATTATTCCTCCACCTATATATTCAGATACCATGACGCAATCTTTGTTTAGTTTTACATTTATGTTTTGTTTTAAGTATTCTTTTTTAGGTATAAACAGTGCTGTCTTTTTATATTGATCAAGTGTTATTACTTTTCTTTTTAATATTGACTCAATCATTTCTGCCCTGGCTATGTTGTTTTTTTTTATTTCTTTTTCATAATGTTTTTTAATTGTTCCCATATTAATATTTATTTTTACGCAACTACTATTTTTTTAAGTTGCTTGTTTTTAATAGGTTAGAAAGGCACTTGCGTATATTTACGAGTTATGCCTAATATTACCTATTGCTAAACAGAAAATATTCTAAAGCATTTTTTCTTTCTGAACTTGAATATCTTGGTTCTAATTTTCTTTTAATTTTATCCAAAGAAAATCCATTATCAGCCATAGTTTTAATTCTGCTTAACGCTTGTTTTTCTCTTAGTGTTAATTTCATATTAGTTATTATTAATAGGTAGTATTAAATCAAGTAATAATCTTTTCTGCATTTCGTAATGGTTTATACTTTCCATTATATTTTTCTCTAATATTTCTAATTCAGCTTCTTCATTTTTGTCCTAACTAACAATAGGTTTTTTACACATAATACTTATTTCTTCATATCTTCTTTCAATAAGAAAATCATAATCTCTAATTTTTCTAAGAACTTGTTTTTCTAACGACAAAATACTAGGCATAACAGCGGTTTTGTCGCATTGTGGTATTAGGGATTTTTTGAAAAGATTGGTTATAAATTTAAACATAGTTTGTGTTTTTAAGATTTAGGCTCATTCGCCACAACGACGACAAAGCCACGGAACGTTAACAGCAAGCTTACACGAAACAACTTACACGAAACGCAATGTTATCGTCACCGTAAACAAAACAATCTATATTCTCGCCATAAGCTCTATTCATATAAACTAAAACTTCTTTGTTTGAGTTTTTTAAAATAAATTCTTTTTGTTCTTTTTGTAACGCATCTTTATCAAATTCGTCCATTATTTTTATAACCGTATTTGCATCTTTAAATTTTAATATTCTACAATTAACTGAACCATAAGAATAAATAAATCTTTGCTCATCTTCAAGAGTATAATCTAAAGGAGCGTTTAAACATATTTTTAAATCTGAAATCATAATTTTAAGTATAAAAGCCTGCTGTTAACAAGTGTTTGCCGTCAGTGGCAGGCTTGGGTTATATCCGAAATATTTCGGCTTATTTAATGTTTATTATTTCTTTGTTATCTTTGGTCTTGAAATTGCCACCGAACGGCAAGCACTCGAACGTTATGCGATATATTACCACCTAACAACGTTCAAAATTATCATTGAAATATTGTTCAGCAACTAACCATTGGTCTAAATGATTTTTAGGATTTCTTGCAATCATATCTCCTATTTTTGGAGAACCGTTTGCTAAATCAACATCGCTAATTGAAACCTCAATTACATTGTCTTTTGTTTCGTGAGCAGAAAGTAAACTTCTTTCTTTAAACTCGTTTACATCTTCTTGCGTTACAGTTCTTAATTCCGCAATTTGTTTTCTTCTAAATTTTTCAAAATATGACATAATAAAATACATCGCCTAACATCAGTTTGTAGCAAGCGTGGCTTTAGGCTTTATCCAATCGATTGCGTGTTTTTTAATCTTTGTTTATAATTTGAAAGTTTACGCTTCTATTCCACGCCTGCAACAAGCTGAATAACGTTATGTTCCGCTGTAATATATGATTATCAAAACTGATAAAATAATTGACGTAATAACTGCCATCCAAAATAATGTTATTATAATTTTATCTTTCATTTATTTTCTTGTTACAAGGTCCGTATACTTTACATAAATAAATCCATCGTGAGTTATTTTATCCGCACTATCCCAAGTGTCTTTTGTTATTAAATGACCTTTAAACTCTTCGTCCTTTACGAAAGTCCCGTTCACCATACTTCCTGTTCTTTTTTTAATTACACTATATGCAGCGTTAAGACACTCCTCAACTGTAGTTCCTTGCATCTTTGCTTGAATAATAAGTGTAACTATAATATCTCCAATAGCATCTTTTATCTCATGAACATCATTGTCAAGTATCGCATTACAAAGCTCTGTTACTTCTTCTTGAGTCTTCATAGCTTGTTTTATTGGATTAGCATTGTCCATAATACCTTTTTCTTTTGCCCAATCTTCTATGCAGGCCTCTAATTCAAAATAGTCTTTCATTGTATCTGTTATTTAATGTGATATAAAATTATAAGCACTTGTTGATCCACTCATGTTGAAAACATAATAATCAGTTGTGCAGTGTGATTGATTTGTTCTTATTAAACACTTACTAGCTAACTTAAAATCATTTGAAAATTCATTAGTCCATATGTCGTTGTTGAAATAATAGTAATGACTATTAGATGATTTCAACACAGGAATAGAATACAATACATTTACTCCGTTTACTACTAAAACCAAATCTATAGTAGGCTCATCATCACAAAAATAACTACCATAGAGTGCTAAAAATGGTGTGTTTGTTTCATCGTCTAATTCCATAGATAAGAAACTACCATCATTTCCTTTGCATATTGATTTTTTAAACCTACCATCGAACTCAGAGTTAATAGTTTTGTTTTTCCATTGTGCAGATGCAATCATCCCGATTACTAAAGCTGCGATTGTAATTACTTTTTTCATGTCTTATTTATTTTTAAATTGTTCTACTGCTTGTTTTATTTCATAATAATTTGCATTCATTCTTCCTGAGTTTATTCTTACAAGTACCGCACGAGGGATTGCAATTAGATTCTCTATGTCATCGTTGTATCGATCTCCGTCAATATGATATAGTATATATCCATTTGGGATCTTACCATTAATATCCTCGTATACTTTCCTTGGCCTACGAACTCTTTCGTTTGTACCTGTGTGTAAATATACGCAATCATTTGTAAATTTCTGCTCTCCACCTTTCCAACTTGGATGTTTTTCTCCCGTATTCTCACCAGGTTTAAACTCTGTATCAGGACTTGGTCTAAATCCTTTTAACCCTATATTCCAAGGAGTATGTCCTTTTTTGAAACTACCTTTATTCATTTATGATAGTTTGCTTTGGGCTTACTATTTCAAAGTCAATTACTTCAATATTGTTTATCTCTTCCATTTTATTTCTTTTTAAATTCTCTTTTCCAGCTACTAATAAACAAGTCTACATTTGTAATTGTAGCTACATTCTTTACAGAATAGAGTTTTAGTGTTTCGAACATTTTATCAACTTCTTCTTCACTATACTTATTTTTGTCTTGTTTTTTAAGAAGATATTCTATACCTCTTTCCAAAGTTTTTACTCTATCGTCATTAAAAAATTGTTCAGGTTCTTGTTGCCATTTAGCACCTTCAATAAATCTTTCTCTTTCAAAATCAATTTCACAATTTCTATCATACACACCGTAACCTATTTCGTATGGATATAATCTTTCAGCAGCTTCTTCAATCGTTTCTTGTTTAGGTTCTTCTTTTGGAATCAAAGCACTTATAAACCTATAAGAAACTATTTTACCTTCAGTATCTTTTATACCTTTAAATTTTACTTCCTCACAACTTGGATTCTTAACAAACCATTCTAAAAACTCATCTTCAATAGCTTGTACGCCATCTTTGATTAAGTCTTGGTCTGTTGTTAGGATGATTTTTTTACAAATATTCTTATTAAAAAAATCTCTCGAATCATAATGTAGTTTATAATTATCAATATCAATGACTTTAAAAAAAGTCATACTTAAGCCTAAGTAAATACACCAATCTCCCTCTTTAATTTCTTCATCAGAAGTGATGTAGATGTTTTGGTTATTACAATCAGAATTTGAAACATTTGCATCTATAATTTCTGAATGTAAGTATAAGTCCGTAGATTTATAAGAATATAATCTACTTGGTTTGTCTGTTGGTAATATGTGTATGTTTTTCATAATGATTTTTCTTTTAATTGTTATAAATTCTTCTTCATTTATTATTTGTTTTTCTGATTCAGTTAAGTCTTTATAATTTTCAATCTCGTTTAATGAATATCTCAATAAACCAATTATTTGTTTTTGTAATTTTATATAAGTGATTATGTCTTTCATATCTTATTTAATTATCTGATTCATATCCTTTTCTGCAATCTATTGAGCAGTAACGTCCATTGCATGGCTCACCACAATAATTGCATTCGTCATCTTTATCCTCCGGAGGATTATTCCATGTATCTGTCATAGTTTTCTATTATGTTTTTCGATTAATAAAATGTTTCTCATCTCAATCATACAAGTTCTGTCTGAATGATTACTTTCTATCCAACGTATTGAGTTCAATAAGTGTGAGTCTTTCATGTCTTGAATAAGTATATGGTTTCCATCTTTTCTACCCCAAAGCAATTCTCCTTTTAGATAATTCATTAATAACAATTTGTAATGAAGTCCGTTGTAGTGGGTGTCGTGATACTCCCACCTTAACTCTTCCTCAAGACCTCTCATCATTAAGTCGTCTGCGAAGTCTCCCATTTGATTATTTTTATTAGTTCGTCTTTATTCGGCTTTTTGTTTCTACACTTACCGCATTCGCATATCCCGATACTGAACCTACCACAATAAGGATTGAAGGTATATCCTTCATTCAGTTTTTCTTGATACCAACCTAAATCAAACCATCTCTGTAAAGTTTTAGGGTTTGATATTTTTGTTGTACCACACATTGGTGCTTCCCATTGTTCCATTATATTTGATTTTATTAAGTTTAAAAATAAGCTCGTCTTTCCGAGCGGTCATTGTGATTTTAAAATATTACATAAATGACCATTGCTTTTTAGGTTATACTTGTTTTTTAATTGACTGTAAGTCATACCTAATTCTCTGTCTTTTTTTATTTCATCATATATTTCTTGAGTTAATTTTGCGTTGTTATTTTTAAAACCTTTTTGATTAAAAAACTGCATTCTTTTGCGCATAGATAAAATTGCTTTTTCAGATAATTTTTTACCTTTCCTGCTGCTAATCATTTTATCCCTGTATTCAATCTCTTTGTGTTTTAATTTCATTTTTTCAGAAATCTTGTTCAAAACTTCTTGACTATGAATTTGTTTTTTTTCATCAGTATTCTGTAGTTTTAAATTTAAACCTTTATCTCCTATACAATTAAAAAAATCTTGAAAATATCTTTCTCTTTCATTTAATTTATCAATTTCACAATATTCTATAATTGAAAATAAATGAACCTCAACTCCATATTTTTTAAAACTATTATTTAGTTTTACTTGGTTTCTTGATACATATATTTTCTTATAAGATGAGATTCTTTTTTCAACATCTATACTTTGTCCTATATATATTTTACCTGAAGGCGATTCTATTTTATAAATTCCTGATTTCATAAAGAGATTAATTATTATGCAATATATAAATAAATACATACATTTTTTTAAAAAATAGAGGAAACGTTTACCGATTCCTCTATTTAGATATGCTTTCATATCAGTCAGTCTGATTGTGATTTTAGCTTGTGTATGAAAATTCTTAGATAGAAAAGCTATATTGACTCTTGGCATCACAACGGCCTACATTACCGACAAGTAAGGATCTTCATTTTCTACCTAATTAGTACGTTAATTGTTCGAATTCGACAATCATTTCAATTTTATTATGAGGGTATCGTTTGCGCAATTTTTTGATGATAGTTTCATTATCATACTCCTCTTCTCTGTCTCTCTCTGCCATAACAATAGGATTTATAACCTCTGTTATGTCTTGCTCTGTTAAGTCTGTTAGCAAGAAGAAGTCCTCTTCTTCGTATGCTGTTGTGTTTATTTT